GTGTGTATGTGTGTTTATGACCTTATATTTAGGGCCAAAAAAAAGGTCTCCGAAGAGACCTTTTTAGTGAAACATAAAGTCCGATTACAGAATGTTGCTTACAGCGATTTTTCTGTAGTATTGGTTTGTTCCAGCAGAAGCAAGACCGTCTGAAGGTGTAGTACCTACGAATGGGTTTGATACCATTCCGTATCTTGTCTTGAATCCGATTTTTGGTTGGAATGTGTTCTCACCAACTGCACGAACCATTTGTAAAGGAACGTATGGGCAATAGAACATACCAGCGTCGTAAGGATTACTTCCTCTGTATCCAACTGTCATGTAGTTAACACCAGCATAAGGGTCGATGTAAACTTTTACTCTTCCGTTAAGGACACCAGCAAATGTGTTACCTGTGTCATCAACATTCAAGTCAGTTGAAAGAGCAGGAGTGTAATCAAGTACGCCTGCCATTGAAAGAGCAGATGCTACGTCGCTTGAACAAAGGATAAAGTTACCTTTACCTCTTCTTGTTTGTTGTGCGATCTTGTTAGACTCTCTTTCGATTTGGAACAATAGACCTTTGAATTTCTCAACAGACCATCTACCGTTGGCATCAACGTCTAGGTTGAATGTACCTGATGTAGCAGTGTCTTCAGCTCCAGCTTTTGCTTGGAGGTTTACGTTTCTGACAACTTCTCTGTTGATTTCAGCAAGAATCTCACTTGACAAAATATTTGCAAGTTCTGATTCTGCGTCAAGACCGTGGATTGCTTTGAGGTCTTGTGCAAGTTCTAATGTGTACTCTGCTTTGAGTGCTCTTGATTTTGCAGTTACAGTTGCTTTCTCAATTGTGAAAGACATTTCTGCAAAATTCTCGTAACCTGATGTGGAACCATCACCTAATGCCTCTGCATTCGCAGTAGTCATACCAGCAACTGTGTCAGATGCATATGTATCTGGGCCAGATGCGTCAAATGGGTCACTAACAGGGTCGGAACCAGCAGGGCCTGCAGTAGGTGCTCCAGCAGCTGAATAACCTGAACGTGCTTCACCGAATAGTGCTTCACTGTTATCAAGTCTATCTTCTGTTGGATAGTCGTTGTATCTTGCTTTCATAGCAAAGATCAAACCTGTAGGGCCTGTCATAGGTTGAACACCGCAAATGTCGTATGCAACGAGATTTGGCATAGCTCTTCTCACCAATGAGATCAAAATTGGATCCCAGTTAGAGATTGGAGTACCAGTAGAGTTTAGGGGTGCAGCTTCCTCAAGAGTTGCTCTGTCTTCGTTAAGAGCTTTCTCTTGGTTTTCGAGTATTACTGCAGTGACAGCTTTCTTGTAGTTGTCTTCGATCTTAGGTAGATCGGAGTGTTCTAGAATCGGCTCCCACTTCTCTTGTAAGTTTTCTGATAAAAACATTTTAAGATTTCCTCTATATTAACCTAATGGTTTTAGTTTAGTTAATGCCTCTGAATACCTTGCAATTGAAGGGTCTAAAACTTTCTCTTGTCCTTCGACTTCGAATTCTCCAGTACCTTCTTCTTGCACAGTTTCTTCAGCAATAGTCTCACCTTCAACACCGAAGTAAGCTTCTTTGATTTCTGCAACTTTCTCTTCGAAATCTGCTTCGTCTGTGAAGTCTACACCGTTGGCAAGTGAAACCATTTTCTCTTTTTGTGATTCAGACAAGTCTTCACATGCCTTATTCACAACATTTTGTCTTTTAAGACTTCCTAACTCTTCTGAAATCTCCATGTTCTTGGAAACTTCTGCATCAAGTTTTTGTTCCATCTCGTCAAGACGATTTGCGAGTTCGTCCATAACATCATACTTATCTTCAGGTACTTCAACATAGTGTTCTACGAACAACTTCTTAAGTCCTTCAATGAAGTTTTCAGTCATTTCTGATCTCAAACCCCTTTCAATTGCAAGTTCGTTTTCTTTCGTCCACTCTTCAGCAACATAGGATAGATACTTATCTACAGAAGAAGTTAATTCTTCTTTGACAGTTTCTACTTGGGATTTTAATTCTGTTTGATAATGCTCTTCGAGTTCTGCTCTAGCTTCTTCGACCTTAGATGATACTGCAGCCTTAAAGATAGTCTTTGCTTTCTCAGCATTTTCTTCTGATAAATCTAATGATTCAGAGATTTTAGATAGGTCGTCATCTACTTCAATCTCAACTAATGAAGATTCGATTTCTGCATCAGCTTCTTCTTTTACGGACTCCTCTTTTTCGTCCTCATCTTCCTCTTCTTCGTCTTCCATTCCATAACCCTCTAAGGTTTTAACGAACTTCTGAACGTCTTCGTTGGAAGATGCTTTCAAAGCTTCTACAATGTTACGAGCAACTTCTGCTTTAGTCAAGGATTCATCGACCTCTTCTTCTGACAAAGAACTGAACAACTTAGTTAGTTCTTCTTTTGTCAGACCTTTCATACTGTCGACTGCAGCCTTGATGTTTTCCATTTTAGAAGCACCTTTCTCAACGATTGTGTCCTCTGAATTGGAATCTTCATCTTCTTTTAATTTGTCTGCTTTGCTGTCTCCTTTTTCTGCACCTTTGTTTACAGCATCCTTAACTGGTTTAGTTTTGGATTCTGCATCTTTGATGCTCTTGACAGCAGCGTCAACAGGATTTTCTTCGGGTTTGACGACTTCAGCTTTGCCTGATTCTATTTTCTCAGCATCACTGGAACCTTGCTTGTGAGCAGATTTGTCACCTTTCTCAGCACCATCAGTAGGTGCCTTCTCAACTACTAATTCCTCAGTAGTTTCTACTTGGTTTTCTAAATCTGACATAAATTTCTCCTGTTATAAAGATTACTTTTTTATTTATATGTTAAAGGCTTTCAACAAACCTTTTCCATAGGTTCAATTTGGTTTCTTCAAGTTTATTGAGTTTAGCAGACCTCATTTCTCTCTGCATCTCATCAATATCTCTTGCTTTCAAGATACCACTCTCATAAACCCACTCAACACCTTCCATAATACCTTCTACAAAGGCCTCAGGTGCAGATGGGTCTGCAACGATATCACCTGCCGTAGCAAGTTGAAAATCGTCTTTTACATACTGTGCATTTCCTTTAGACTCTAGTGAACCTAGTCCTCTAGAAGAAACACCCAGTTTAGCACCATCATCTATCAAATTCTTTACTATTTGACCGTTTGGTGTACTTAAAATCTTTGCTCGTCCCACAAAATTATTACCATCTTCTTCTAACTTGGTAATCATGTGAGACACTTTGTCTAAATTGATCGTTGGCCCTTCGGGATGTCCTAGTTCTCCGAATGCTCTATCTTGTTCTACGAACTCTTTGTTATACCTTTTTACTTCTTTCTGTATAACTTCTTTGGGGTAAATCCTTCCGTTACGGTTTTTAATTTCGGATTGCATAAAGATACCTTCGATGAAGTAATCTTTCTTACCATCTTCTTTGCCCTCGACTATTACAGGACTGATTGCGTAGTCGTTAAATTCCGATATTAATTTCATTTATTAACCCCTCTAGTGATATACCTTCTTCGGACATGTCTTTTAACATTTTCTTCACAGATTGCATACCAATATTCATGGACTCTTCGTCCTCGAAAGTCTCCTGTATATCTTGTCCGTTTAAAAATACAGTGAAACCTTCTTCACATTCAGTGTAAACTATATTTATTGTTTCTTCACCGAATTTTAGCGTTTCTCTTCTGACTATCTCATGACCTTCAGGACAATTAAATTTTGCCTCATGAAGTTCTTGAGCCATGTCAGCAAATGACTTCATTACTCTTCCTCAACACTTCCGTCTGTTTCTAACCAGTTCACAGACTTCTCGACTCTTTTCATGTCTACATTTTCTGCAGCTTTGTTCTTGAGTCCATCAAAGATACTTTGTTTTGCAGTCTCAAGTTTACCTGCTTCAATTTCATCGACAATCTTTCTAGCGTCACTCATTATTAAAATCCTCCAAATCCGTCATCGTTGTCTTCACCATCTTCACCACCACCTTCGTCTTGTATTTGTTGGTCGATGATTTTGATGTCTTCTTCTGTTTGTCTTAGTACATACTTTCTAACGTAATCATTAGAGTAGTATTTACCAACGTACTCAGAAATAGTTCCAAGGGTATCTAATCTTTCCCTTAGAATCTCTGCTTCCTTCAACTCTGTAAAGTGGTTGTCGGTTGCAAATTCATACTGGATGAAGTCTTTGAATTTATCAAACTCTTCTCCAGTTACGATCTCCTTAAGAACTAAATGAGTCTTAAGAATATCTGTAAAAACTCTTGCAAACTTCTTCTGAAGTCTGTTTGTGAACTTATTA